GTGCTCACACTGGCATTGGACAAGCCCACACTCTGCACAGATGGTATCTGTGTCCTCATCGAAGTAATCCATTCAATGCTCCTTGACATAGGCGAGATCACCGAGAAGAGCGGCGCTAGATATCGGGAAGTGCTTATGCAGTATGTACCTAATCGCATCAGCGATCACTTTAGTTTCAGGTTGGCTGTGAGGATCGAGCCTCAACTTTAAGAACTTCGCCCAGTTGTTGAGATTCCCGCTCATCCAGAACTGAGTATAAAGACTCTGAGGTAGCACCGCGCGCGCTTGCTCTCTGGCCATACCCTGCTCAATCTGAGCGTTGTATAAGTCTAAGCAGTTCCGGTGGTGTTGGTCCCATAGCTCGAGCCATCTCTCTTGATATTCGATGCTCTCATTGGTCGAGCACTGCAAGCGCTTATCGTGTTGCTTCCGCAGCTGCTGAGGTCTCCAGAACTCAATGTAATCTGAGGTGTAACGGCGGCTCACCTCATTGTAGGAGAAGGTTCTATGGCGCATAATCTGAGATCGCACAAACAGAGGACACTTGATCTGGACCGTCAAAGCGCAATGTTCAAAGGGTGAAGTGTGGTGATGGTCAGCTAGATACTGAATCAGCTTGGCATCTCGGTCGGTCATCTGAAGCCGAGATGATGAACTGAGTTGATAAAGGCTCACCCTCGCCGAGTGTGCTGGCGTTGAGTCGCTCCCCATATGTGAGACATATAACACTTCACCGATATCATCATTATAGACCTTCATTAAAAGCTCCTCCTCTTGGACCCTCCCACTCTGACCTTCCGACTCTGAGCGGGTGAGCGATTAGATTATGTATGGTCCAATTTCGATACAGTCTATTCATTGTAGATTCTCTTTCTTTAGTTCTCTCAGAACCTTGGCATACATTAAGCGCTCAGCCCTCTGCTCTGGTGTCTCGTTAAGCATATACTCTTTTCTCTGCTGTCTCGCCTTCTCTTTCACATGTGGTCGAGCACGATATGCTCTCATGTATGCTGCTCGCTTGGCCTTGACCTCAGGGCGGGCTCTATACTCTCTCTTTCGTCTCTTTTGTGCTTCGCTTAATGCCATTAAATGCTCCTCCACAGTTGTCTAAATGCTCGCTCGGCTGTGTCTGGGACGACTCCGTTCCCAAGTAGCCTGAGCTCATCGGTGCGATTGTCCAAGGATCTTGACAGCTCGGCATAGTCCACCCGATTGGCAGCCCCATCAAGCTCTCTACCCATCGAGGATTCAGCTGTAACTCTTGGGGGTTCCCATGCGTACTGCTCTGCGCCTCTTGGAGCGGGGTAGGCTGTACTTGATTCTGTAATCTGTACTGAGCCACTCCATCGTTCGGCGCTCCTCCGCTCGGGGCTTTCGCAGCCCCGAGCGTGGGGCTCGCCCATCCTCTCAACTGCCTCTGACTCTGTGTCGCGGAGCATCCCCGAAACAATATCGCGCCCTGATTGCCCGAGATCGGAGCGCACACCCAAGATGAACACACGTTTGCGCTGATGGGGTGCACCGACTTCACGCGCGCTGAATACTCCCGCCGTCGCGTCGTAACCCAACCTTTCCAGCTCTCGGAGGACATGGAGCAGAACGGGTGTCCCTTCGGGGTCGCTCCATTGGTCGCCGTTGAGCTTTGATGAGATGATGCCCTCGACGTTTTCCAAGAAAACAAGGGGAGGTTTTCCCAACTGTCGAATCCCGTTGAGGATGTAGGGGAACAAGTGTCTTGGGTCTTCATCTCCTGCTCGCCGTCCTGCGGAGCTAAATGGCTGACAAGGGAACCCTCCAGAGAGGATGTCCACCTTTCCACGATACAGTGACCAAGGGAAGGTTTTGAGATTCGACCAAATAGGAGCCATGTCGAGCAGTTCGCTTTCAATCTTCGAGACCAAGTTTTCGACTGCGAAGGCTTCGATCTCCACATAAGCGACTGTGCACACATCTCCGAGAGCTCTTGAGAGTCCAAGGTCGATTCCTCCATATCCTGTACAGAGTGAGATATGGTTAAGTTTTTTGGGATGACCCACATCAGTCCTCTCTCTATCTTAAAAGCTTCTTTGACTTGCTGAGCCTGTCTTGACTCTGCGGTCTTTGGCAGCAGATGAGCGCGGCTGATATTGGCGTTTATCTACTATGGAGTCAGCCCATCTCCAAGTGATGCAGTCATATCTCAAGGCGTCAAGCGGGTCCTCGCGCCCATCTTTCTTAGGTTGTTCTTTATTGTCCCACCCGTAGCTCATCAGAGCCTTGCGTATGCTGTTACCTGTGGCGCGCTCGCCGCCATCCCATACCTCTTTAGTGATGAGGTATTGACCACGAGCAAAGGCACGCTTAAGGCGCTGGATGCCGTTGAGCACATCGGTCCTGATCGGGTCGGTGTTAGACCTGAGAGGCATACCTAAACCATCAGGAGGAGCGGCGCGCATCGCGCGAAATGCTGAGCGCCCTGTCTGATCGTTGCGAGCTCGGCCAGCCTTGTCAGCTACTCCATTATCAAGCCATATCCTCTCTCCTGGTGCGGAGCTCCTCAACGAGCGTGGCCAAGCTATGGCGAGGATGAGGGTGGCGAGCTGAGATGTGGTCACCTCTTGGGGGTTGATCTCGTGACAGATGACATCAGCGCCGAGCTCCTCGTCATGGACGATGATGAGAACACTCGGCTTTCTGAATCCCCAGTCTATGGCGATTCGGCCGCTCATGGTCGGCTTGTACTCCCACCCGCTGATGACGTGGCGGCTCTCGTCGAACTCGGAGTAGATCAGCCCTGATGGTGGCCGTGGTTTATTCATGACCATGGCTTCACGCTCGGCTTGTGGAAGCAACTTGGTCGCCTCAAACCACTCTTCACTTAGGTTGGCTGAGTTAACATATGAGGTGTAAAGGAGAGGTTGACACTTGGCCTCTTCTGCGAGGTTGCACCACCACGCGCCACTCACCGGCAGGCCAACGAGGATCATGATAGGGCTCGGCCCTGCTCTCAATCGACCCATGGCTTTATGGGCCACCTCAGAGCTCAACGTTTGGCACTCATCAATCAAGCAGATTCCTGAGGTCACATTCAAACCCTCTAGTGGGTTGTGTGTCGCGTCCCTCGTCCCTGGTCGATAATACGAGCGACACCATACCGTTGAGCCGTTGGGCGCTGTCCATTGTCTGAGAGTGTGGTTGTACGTCCAACCTAGTGGGCTCAGCCACTTCTCCATCTCAGGCATAAGCACACTGTTATATCTCGGGTTAGTGTCAGTGACCAACAGTGAGCTCGTGCCAGGTCTAAACCGACTCACGAAGAGCAAAGAGAAGACGAGCGCCGAGGTCTTCCCTGATCCCCAACCACAACGAGCAGCGATCACCCTCTCTCTCTTGGCAATGCGAGAGATGATCCCATGTTGAAGCTCGTTAAGGGTCAGACTAGTCACGAGCGCTCAGGCCATACTGGGTGACCTCCCACCGAGTCACACACCGCGTCTTGTCGCTGAAGACCTCAGTGACGATCACTTCAGCGCCCTCTTCAATATCACATATATCATATCTGATAATGTCCCAACCATCCCCGCCATCCTCATGAGCGATCACCTCACACTCACCTTGCACCTGATAGGTGACCTGAGCATGTGAGGGGTAAGCGGTCCAAGCTCGCTTAAGTTTAACTCTAACCTTCTTCATCTGTGCTCTCCTCATATGGCTTTGATATTTGCCTGATCATCTCCATGACCATCTCATCTCCCTTATTGCTCGACTCGTTGACGTTGAGTTCCACCTCTCGGCGCTGGCCCCATCGATGAGGGAAACGACGCTCGAGGATCCAAGCAGCTGCTCGCCAATCTAGTTTCGCCTCGCCTTGCATCTTGACGGTCTCCAATAGGACGGCCTCAGAGAAGTCGAGCGCCGCGTTAACTTCTGCGGTCCACTCTCCATCATCACCGCTCTCTTTGAGCCATCGATAGTAGGTGGCTGATGAGATGCCAGACTGAGAACAGGCCGCCTCTATGCTCATCCCTGTCCTAAGGTTGTCTAGTAGGGTCTCTCTCTGCTTGGGTGTCTTTCGCTTTCTCGGCATCTTTTAACGTCTCCTTGATGTGATCTCTTAAGGCTAAGGTTTTATTATACACCTCTAAGTCATCAGGGTCAGTCAAGTCGAGGTGCTCAGCTAGACGCTCGACAAGTAGACGGTCAAGCTCTCTTAAGACTCGCTCTCCCTCGATGTCACGCGCGCGTGTTGGCTCTCTTATGTCTCTCATTTATCTATCCTGAAGCACAATCATGCTAATGTATGATGTCAGCGATCACCTTAAAACTTGCTTGACTGGTCGCGCCTTCTGCGAAGAAAAAATCAAGGCACTTATATTGTTTAAGATATGAGGTCAACACCGCCTCATCATCTTGCCCTGGTACTGTGACGCGCTGAACACCAAGATTAACTCGAAGATCCTTAGCCCAATCTAAAGGACCTAAGGCAATCCTTAGAGCCTCATAGTAATGCTCAAGCTTAGATTGATTGATGCAGTATAAGAGTTTAGACCTACGACCTACGATTATCAGCGCGCCTGCGAAGACAAACATAGAGCTATCAACAAACATTGATGATCCATAATCATGAACCTCTCTGCCGATTGAGATTTTATTGAACAACTCAGCTTCTCTCAGCAGTTGATCTTCAGTTAGAAAGTCACTTTGGTTTGACTGCATAATGATGATGTCAGTTAGAGCCTGAGTCATCTCTCTAAAGATAGAAGATGCTTCAAGGTATGTATACTCTGGCCTAGGTAATAAGGTGCTTCTTCCGATGTAGGGCTCAAAGTCTCGACTAGCACCCATCTTGATAGATATTGTCATTGATGCTGACTCCCTACTTTGATCTTATCTTCTAAGCTCTCATATTCCTCCTGAAATGATCTAAGGTTATTGATTGAGTAATCAATCTTATGAAGGGTATCACCCAAAGCACCATACACCTCATCAAGTCTTGATCTGGCATCTTCTAACTCACTCATCATCAGCGCATAACCTACCTTATGTCTAGTGAGTTCATCTTTCAAGATTCTAATCTCATCTAGCTTGGTGCTTTGCTGGCCTATATGATCTATGGTCAGATTAAGCATACCTTGACTCAAGAGTTGATTCACCTCCTCTTGCTTTTTCGCTTGCTCGTCGTTGAACTCAGCCTTGCGCCTACTGATATCATTGATGATTCGTCTTGTAAGGCAAGGGTGGTTAAGCTCTTTCATCATAGAAAGCACCCACGTCCTAAACTCATCATACTTGGGCTCAGGTCTCCTAAGAAATCCACCTAAGAAGTTGTCTGACTTCTCAATCTCTCTTGAGATATGAGTAAGTGAGATGCGCCTTTTTAAGCCACTATGAATGAGCCTGTAGTCGTCGAGGCTTAAATCGACGCCTTGGATAATATTCGGCAGGTTTTGAGTCTCTGTCATGATTCTCTCTCTTTCCCCATAAGGGGCGCATTAATAGTGGGCTTACTTGCTGTGAAAACCGTTGCCCCATGGTGAAGGGCTGAAGGGTTGTTGATTGTAGGGTGGTTCAGGTGGCAGGAGCTGGTCAGGCTCTCGGTCGAGCGCTCTCCATGTAGTGGCTCTCACCTCCCATAGAGTGTTATCGTCTTTTGACTTGAAGCTCTTCAGCTGACCCTCGACATAGACGCGAGCGCCCTTCTTGAGCATGGACGCTGCTCGATTAGATCCAGCGCCCCAAACCTTAACGCTATGCCACTCGGTAGCCTTCTGCCAGTTACCCTGAGAATCTTTATAGCTCTCGTTGGTTGCGACTCTGAAGTAAGCATAGGGTTGACCGCTTTGAGTTGTCCGAAGCTCGGCATCTTGTCCGAGGTTGCCTATGAGGGTGACCTTGTTAATCATTCATCTTTCCAATCAATACTGTAGCCTTGTCTTTATCCCGATTCTCGATCATGAATCTCTGAGTGATCACTCTGATAAGTTTAGCGCGAGACCAACCTAGACGGCGAGCAACCGCGCCGAGCTCGTCAACCTCAACGGCTGTAAACCTGACTGAGACTGATATGGTTTTAGTATCGCTCATGATCTCCCTTTGGTAGAGCCCATCAGGTAAGACGCAGAGAACCATCAGGGCTAGAAGAAGCTTTCATATTTCTCTTGACGAGTCAACAATAAAT